TGATTTTGTTTGTTCAGAAAATCCGGATATTGATAGATTACCACAAGTTTTACCTACGACATTACGTACACTTCATTGTAGGAAGAATCCTCTAATAACATCATTACCAGATTTACTCCCAAATTTAGTTGTTTTATCATGCGAGAGATGTAATTTAACAAAATTACCAGAAATTCCACACACATTAAAAATGCTATTTTGTTATAGAAATCAATTGGAAGTTATGCCGTTTTTACCAGATGGGTTAGAATTTTTAGAGTGTCAAAACAATAAATTAACAAAATTAACAAATTTACCCAATTCTTTAAAAAAATTAGAATGTGAAGGAAATAATTTTGATTATGATTCCTTAATCAAAATAATAAAATGGTATGATAATAAGATTGAAAATCATTATAATGATGATGATGATGATAATGATATTGATGATGATGATGATATTGATCTTGATGAAGGTATTGAACAATATTTAGAATTGCGACAGATTTATATAAATCAACTCCGTAAAATAGATAAACAATCGGTTGCAACATACGGTTCATTAATTAATCAAGATGATGAAAAAATTCATCAGGTATATCCGGTTGTTGCTGAATATGCAAAATTTCGAGAACCCAATACAAAAGTTCCGAATGGTGGTAAAAAGAAAACCAGAAAAACAAGAAGAACTAGAAAAAACTCTAGAAAAAACTCTAGAAAAAACTATAGAAAAAAATTAAAAAAAAATAAAACAAAGAGAAAAAGACACAATGATATGAAGACAAAAAATTAATAATAATATATATATATATATATATATATCGTATGAACTTTCCATTAGGTTTAAATCTTAATCCTGGATATTATAATTTATCAGAACAAACTTGGGAGAATCCATTGCCCATAGAAGGTTCTTTAGAAAATTTAACTCACATAGGGTTATATTTAAAAAATGGTAATTATACAGATGAAGAATGGGAAAAGTATATTCCTTTTCCAAATAATCTAAAGAATATAAATTGTGAACAAAATAAATTTACACAAATACCAAAATTGCCAAATAATTTAAGTGTCCTTCAATGTCAAAATAATAAATTGATTCAATTACCAGAATTGCCAAATAGTTTACGTCTCTTGTATTGTTTTACGAATTTATTACAACAACTACCAGAATTGCCAAACAATTTAATTACCCTTTATTGTCAAGATAATAAATTGATTCAATTACCAAATACTTTACCAAATAGTTTACAAACATTATTTTGTAATACGAATTTATTACAACAACTACCAGAATTACCAAATAATTTAAGTACCCTTCAATGTCAAAATAATCAATTGATTCAATTACCAAATACTTTACCAATTAGTTTACGTGTCTTGTTTTGTCATATGAATTTATTACAACAACTACCAGAATTGCCAAATAATTTAATTAGTATTGATTGTCAAAATAATCAATTGATTCAATTACCACAATTACCAAATACTTTACAATTATTATTTTGTGATTTTAATTTACTAGAACGATTGCCACAATTACCAGAAACTTTAACACAATTATATTGTAGAAATAATTTACTTAACCAAATGCCATCATTTCCTAATGGAATACAGTGGTTGAATGTTAGTAATAATAATTTAACTTCTTTACCACGTTTACCAGTTTCATTACACAGTTTAAATTGCAGTAATAATAAATTAACTTCTTTACCAGAGATACCAGTTTCATCAGTAAATTTAGATTGTACTAATAATAAATTAAATACATTACCGGAATTACCAAATTCTTTAAGAAATTTACAGTGTAGAGGAAATGATTTTGACGTTAATACACTTGATAGAATCATTCAATTTTATCGAAATGCAATAGAACAAGGACATCCAAATAATCATTTATTACCCCAATTTCAAACGGAACTAGGACATTTTATAGAATTAAAAAATTTAAAAATAAGTCAAAGTGTTTCAGTTGTTCATTCATTAACAACAGGACGGTTAGTAAACGAAGAAGGAGAACTAAAAGAAAAAGAAAGTAGGAAACTAATTCCTAGAGTTATGATAGGAAAAATAAATGAATATGCTAATTTAAATATTCCAAATAATACCTTTGGAGGAAAACGCCAGAATAAAAAAAAGACAAATAGAAAAAGAAATACCAAAAAATCTAAAAAAACCAAAAAATCTAAAAAATCTAAAAAAACAAAAAAATCAAAAAAAAAATAATACAACGAGAAAAAGAAAACATAAAAAATAGAAAAACAAAAAACACAAGTAAAGTTAAGTAGCGTACATTAGTGCCGCATTTCCGCCTACAAATACAACCATATTTATACGTTCTTCCATTACGTATAAATTATAATTATACAAATAAATTCTCCATGTAGGTTTATTGATGCCGACAATATCACCGGATTCAGGATCACAAATAGTTAACACTTGCGCAAATGGATCTAGAGGTGGTACAATGGTAGTAAATTCTAGTTGAACGGATGTAAAACGATTCATATTAATAGCCCCAGACGGTTGTAAATCCATTGGATCTGTATTTAAACAAAAATTATAACAATATAACCCATCGGGGGCACCGCCGATTGTTCTTGCAAATTTTTCTACATAATTAAATACTCCAACTGGTTGAATATTCTCTCTATATTGACCATCTAATAAGATTCCTAATGTTAATAAAATTCCTTGAATATTTTGTAAATTAAATATATCGGTTATTTTATAACCTGTTAATGTTCCATCAGGATTTATACCTGGACCAATTTCTTTACCATTTATTAATTTAAAATTACCTGATGTTGGGGCATTAACAATACCATACGGAAAAGTATTATAAGGCCAATTACTATAATTCGTCCATGCGTTTCGTAAATTAACATCACTTCTTTGAAAATAAAACATCCATGAGGCAATAAGTCCTAAAGAATCCAAATCAACTTTATTTGGTCCAGTTACATTATAAAAAATTTTTTCATTTACTTGTTTAAATAAATATTTTTGTTCATTTTTGGCAAATATTCGTGACTCATCATTTGATAAAAAGCAATAGGTTGATACCAAATGAATATCTGGAAACCATACACTTCTTTGATCTAAATATGAATTAATACCTAAAATATTATCAGGAGGAGTTTGTAAAAATCTATACATTTGATTCTGATATTGATTAAAATTAGGTGCTACATAAGGATTATTATTGGCAAAATCAAAAACATCTCTTATTACAAATAATTCATTAATAGGTCTGAATGTTATACTTATTTGTAATTCATTATATTGAAGCGACACAAGCGGGAAGGCCATTTGTGTTTTTAATGTAAACCAGGCATTTAAAGGTATAAATAATTGACGCCCATATATAGACGGTTCAGCACCGGTAGGACTATCCGTATAATATGCATTAGGATAATTACCTCCACGAATACTATAATTGGCCGGGTCATACAAATCTGGAGTGTAACCTATCATTCTGTAAAAAAGTGATAATTTAGTACCGGAAAAATCTCTACGAGCCATATTTAATAAATATGCACCTGAGAATTCTTGTAATTTTTGATTACCACAAGTAATAGTTATTTTAGATATCATTTGAGCTCCCAGGTATTCTATCCATTTAAATTCATATGGAGACCAATCGGTATAAGTAATTGAACCATCAGGATTGACGATTTCTTGGGGAGGTAAAATAGGACTCCAGATATTGGGTAAATTAACTACGACGTATGTATCCATTAATAAATCAGCATATCTCGGTATTTTAAATTGAAATGTCGATGTTTCAGCTAAACGTAATGTTGTCGAACCTTCGAAATCTATTCTGAATTTTTGCATACCAAAATTAGTATACTTCGCATATGTTGTTTTCCAAAAAGTTTTTGAAGGATTACCATTTAATATAATATTTTGCTGTCCACTTGATACTAAATTTAATAATCCACCTGCCATGTTGTTTTATATATATTTATATATTTATATATATTTATTTGATTTATTTGATTTTAATAAACTTTTTAAAATAATATAATATATTAAGTATGCCTGATAATATTAGTGATATTAATAATGATGAATTTATATTTTTTTGTATTTTAGCGTTGATCATAGTAATCATAATTATTTATGTTACTTATCTGATTTACATTTCAAGTTTAGAAAGTAAAGAATGTTCTTTTATGAACACACTTTATCCTGGCAATGATACAAAACTAAAATCTATTTCACCTAGTAATCCAG